TCTCGGCTCCCTGCTGCCCACGATGTCGGCCCGCCCTGATCCACAGTTGTGGTGGACGAGCTCGGCGCCGTTGGAGGTGGTCGAGTCCGATGCGTTGCGCCGGATCATCACCCGTGGTCGTGCTGGGGAGATCACCTATGCCGAGTGGTCCGTCGATGTTGACCCGGCGGACCTGGATGCTGTTACTAGGGCCCTCGATGATCGGGATGCTTGGGCGGAGGCGAACCCTTCGCTCGGGTCGCTGATCACCGAGGAGTTCATCGGTGATGTCGAGAGAGCGAACCTGACCGATGCCGAGTTCGCCCGTGAGCGGCTCGGGATCTTCGTCATGCCGGACGGCAACGGGTTGGGTCCTCAGTGGTCGGTGATCGCCGAGGCTGACTGGTCGGCTTGTCGCAGCGGGGAGTCGGGGCGTCGTGCTGGTCGGCCGGGGTGGCTGGCCGGTGATGTGGATCTTGCGGTGGAGGTGCGGCCGGATCGGTCGTCGTCGTCTGTGGCGGTGGCTGGCGAGTGCCGTGAGGGTGGTATCGGGGTCGATGTGGTGGCGACTGGCGCTGGCACTGGCTGGGTCGTGGCCGAGGTGGCCGCATTGGTGGCCGATGGGGCAGTGCGCCGGGTGGTGATTGATGAGGCGGGTCCAGCGGCCGCGCTGATCGGTGATCTGGAGGCTGCTGGGGTCACGGTGACGCGGGTCGCGTTTGCCGCCCTGAAGCTGGCCACCGCGGGTTTCTTCGATGCCGTGGTGGATGGTGAGGTGGTCCACCGTGACCGCCCAGAGTTGACCGCCGCGGTATCGCGTGCGGAGAAGCGCAAGGCCGGGGATGCCTTGCTGATTGATCGTCGTGGGGACCATGACATGTCGCCGCTGGTGGCGGTGGTGTTGGCCCATCACGCCGCCGTGTCGATGCCTGCCGTCGATGTGTCGATGAGCGTCTACTGAGGGAGAGGAGCCGATGTTGCACGTGTTGCTCGAGTTGTTCGGTCTCGCCCTTGTGGTGGCCGGTGTGTCGTTGTGGTCGGTGCCGTTGGCTTTGGTGGTGGCCGGGGTGGCTTTGGTCGCCGCGGTTGAGGTGCGGGCATGAGTCTGTTCCGCCCTGAGCGTCGTTCTGTCGGGTCGCTGGCTGAGGTGCTGGCGGCTGAGCGTGTCCGTCGGTCTGGTGGCGGTCGTGGTGCCGTGTCGGATGTGGACCAGGCGCTCCGGTTGGGTGCGGTGTGGTCTTGTATGGATCTGATCTCTCGGTTGTCGGCGTTGCCGGTGAAGCAGTACCGCCGGGCGGCTGGTGCGCCGGTGGAGGTTGAGCGGCCGTCCCCGCTGCTGTCGGCTCCGTGGGTGCACATGCATGCGATCGGGTGGCGTCGTCAGGTGTTGATGTCGTGGCTGACGGCCGGGAACGTGTTCGGTCTGGTGGCGGCTCGTGACCGGCTGGGGTATCCGGTGCAGATGGAGATCTTGTCTCCGTCGAGGATGTCGGCTCGGCCGGTTGGTGTTGGGTCGGTGCAGTGGTTGCTTGATGGCCGTCCGGTCGGTGATGACTTGGTGCATTGGCCTGCGTTCACTGTTCCGGGGTCGCCTATCGGGTTGTCCCCGCTGCAGTACGCGGCGTCGATGACGGGCTTGGGGTTGTCGGCTGGCGAGTTCGGTCGCCGGTGGTTCAGTGATGGTGCTCATCCTTCGGCGGTGCTGTCGACAGACCAGCCGGTAACCCAGGATCAGGCGGCGACGATCAAGGAGCGGTTTAGGGCTGCGGTGTCTGGTCGTGAGCCGGTGGTGCTCGGGTTGGGTGTCACCTATGAGGCGATCCAGGTGAGCCCGGAGGAGTCTCAGTTTCTGGAGACGATCAAGGCGAACAAGGCCGACATCGCCGGGTTCTTCTTGGTGCCGCCGGAGATGATCGGTGGCGAGTCTGGGAACAGTCAGACGTACGCGAACGTCGAGCAGAGGTCGCTGAACTACCTCACCTATAACGCGGGGTGGTGGGTGACTCTGATGGAGGAGTTCGTGTCTTCGATGGTGCCGCCGTCGGAATACGTGAAGGTCAACACCGGGGCGCTGGTGAAGGTGGACGTGAAGACGCAGGCGGAGGTGGAGACGTTGCGCATCCGTGGCGGTTGGGGGACGCCGGATGAGGCTCGCGAGCATGAGGATCGTCCACCGTTGCCTGGCGGTGTCGGTGCCCAGACGGTGGCGCTGAACGGACCTGGAGGGTCAGATGTCTGAGTTGTTGCCTGATGTGGTCGCTGCCCGTCTGGGTGGTGACATGTCGTCTCTGTCGGTGGTGCAGCGTGGCCGCACTGTGGAGGCCCGGCGGTTCGCTGTGCCCGAGGTGCGAGCGGATGAGGACGGCGGCGTGTCGATGTCGGGGTACGCCACGGTGTACGGGTTCCCTTATGACGTGGCTGGTGGCCCGGAGCGTGGCGGCTGGTCTGAGGTGATCGCTGAGGGTGCTTGCGCTAAGTCGGTGGTCGAGCGTGACGACGTGCGTCTCCTGGTGAACCATGAGGGCCTACCTCTGGCCCGTACGGCCGCGAAGACCTTGACGCTGGCGTCTGACGCCGTGGGTCTGCGGTGTGATGCCTCGCTTGACCGTTCGTCTCCGCTGGTGGCGTCGGTGCTGTCCGCGATGGAGCGAGGCGATCTCGATGAGATGTCCTTCGCTTTCCGTGTGATCCGTCAGGAGTGGGATGCGGACTACCTCGAGCGGCGCATCACCGAGGTCCAACTGTTCGATGTTTCACTGGTGACCTACCCGGCGAATCCTGCGACCGTCGCCCAGGTGCGCGACGACGTGCCAGCGCCGTCGGTGCGCGGTCTTGATCTGCGGATGGCTTCGGCTGTCCGTGCCCGGCTGTCTATCTAGGCAGCCACTCCCGGCCCACGCCGGGCTGCACGCCGAACCGCACGCCGGACCCCTCTAGGGGGCACCACCTGTGGTCCACCTGCGGTCCACCTGAGCCACGACTCACCCGCGCCGCCCGGCACGGGTGCCAACCAACGTGACCCATGGAGGTCCTGTCATGACCCTGCTCGAACAGATCCGAGCTTCTATCCGTGAGTGCCTCGACACTCGCGCCGGCCATATGGCCGTCATCGATTCGGTGATCGCTGCGGCCGAGGCCCGTGACGATTCGGCGCTCACTGATGCCGAGACCATCCAGTTCAGCGAGGCCCGTGCCTCGGTCGCTGCCGTCGACGCCGACCTCGCCCAACTCCAGGAGCGTGAGGCCGAGCTCGTTGCGCTCGAAGAGGCCCGTGCTGCTGCTGACGCTGTGGCCGCCCGCTTCCCTGCGCCCACCGGGTCTCCAGAGATCCGTGTCGGCGCTGAGCCTGTCGTGTACCGCGATGGCGGCGAGTACTCGTTCCTCCAGGATGCCTACCGCTCCGAGTTTGGCGGCGACTGGCAGGCCCGGGAGCGGCTGGAGCGTCATCAGCGGATGGCGCTAGAGACCCGCGATGTCGGCACCGGTGCGTTCGGTGCGCTGGTGCCACCTCAGTACCTGGTGGACATGTTCGCTCCGATCGCTCGGGCTGGCCGCCCGATCGCCAACTCGGTACGGCGGCTCCCGCTGCCTGCTGGTGGGATGACCTTCAACATCCCGCGTGGCACCACCGGCACCACCACCGCCGTCCAGGCGGCCGAGAACGACGCCGTGTCTGAAACCAACTTCGATGAGACCACCCTGGCCGTGTCTCTCCAGACCATTGCCGGTCAGCAGGACGTTTCCCGTCAGGCGTTGGAGCGTGGGGTTGGCATCGATCTGGTGGTATTCGGTGACCTCGCGTCGCACTACGCGACCGTGCTCGACACCTCGGTGTACACCGCCATCACCGGCACGGCCGGGATCGAGGCCGTGACCTACACCGACGCGTCCCCCACCGTGGCCGAGTTCTTCCCGAAGCTCGCTGACGCTGTGCAGCGCGTGAACTCGAACCGGTTCATGCCCGCCACCGCGATCTTCATGCACCCCCGTCGCTGGGGCTGGCTGACCGCTGCGGTCGACTCTACCAACCGTCCCCTGATCGGCCTGAACGCACCATCCAACGCTGTTGGTGTGGGTGTTGCCGCCGAGTACGGGCAGGTCGTTGGGTCGCTGTTCGGTCTGCCCGTCGTCACCGACGCCAACATGGCCACCAACCTCGGTGCCGGCACCAATGAGGACCTGGTGATCGTGGCGAAGGCTGACGACATCCTCCTGTGGGAGGACGGCGACGGTGCCCCCCGTGAGCTGCGTTTCGAGCAGACCAACGGCGGCAACCTGACCGTGAAGCTCGTTGCTTACGGCTACTCGGCCACCACGGCCGGGCGTTACCCGAAGGCCATCGCCACTGTCGGTGGCACCGGTCTGGTTACGCCGACCTTCTAGGTCGGTTGGTGTGGGCCTGGGTTGGTGGCTGATGCCTCCCCCCAGGCCCACACCTCCCCCCATGTTCGCTCCGTTGGAGGTGTGTTGTGTCCGATTCGTATGTTGCGGCTCTGCTGGTGGAGCGTGATGGGTATGTGTTGCGTGGTCTGTCTGGCCGTGTGGCCGAGGTGGATGCGGAGCTAGCCCGGTTCGGTGTGCGTGCCGGGGTTGTCGGCTCCCGTGAGGCCGCTGTGGATGCCCTAGAGGTGGAGCAGGCCGTCGAGGCTGCGCCCGTGAAGCGGACCCGTAGGGGCTGAGCGTGGCGTACCTGACCGCTGCTGAGGCCCGTGAGCGTCGGATGGCGTTGCTGTCCGGTGTTGCTGACGCCGAGATCGACCGGCTGGTGTCGGAGTTCGAGGCGTTGGCGGAGCGGTTCGTCGGGGTGCCGATGGTGCCTCGGGCCTCGGTGGTGCGGGTTGCTGTTCCGTCCCCTGTGGTGTCGTTGGCGGTGGATGGGCCGGTGAGGTCCGTTACGTCGGTGGCGGTCGACGGGGTGGCGGTGTCTGGCACTCACAAGTTCTCGGGGTCGGTGGTGTATCCGTCGGTGGCGGTTGGTCCTGGGGTGGTCACGGTGTCGGTCCAGGTCGGTCTGGACGCCCCGCCCGAGGAGGTGTTACACGCGTGCGCCGAGTACGTCGGGCGTGTCGTGGCGGCGTCGGGGTCTGGCACGTCTCGGGACGTGTTGGCTCAGAGCTTCGACGGCGGCACTACGAGGTATTCGACCCCGGACTGGTCTGCTGGTCGCCCCACTGGGTTCTTGGAGGTTGACCGGCTGCTGGTTGGGGTGCGTGCCCGGTATTGGCTGCCGGGGGTGGCGTGATGGCGGAGACGACGGTGTGGTGGTCTGCCGTGGAGCGGATGGTGTCGCTGTTGCGGGTCCATCCGTCGCTGATTGGAAGTGTGGATGTCCATTCCGGTTGGCCGGGGGATCTGCACCGCAAGCCTGAAATGGTGTTCGTGGATGAACTGTCGTCCACTGAGGACCGGCCGGTGATGAAGTCGGGGCGACAGGTGCGCGATGAGTCGTTCAGGCTGCCGCTGATCGTGGTCATAACAGGGCGGGGTGATCTGGATTCGACGCTGTGCCGCACGTCGGCCGTCGTGGCGGCGATCCAGGACGTTCTGGCCGATGAACCGGCCCTGTCGGATCTGGACGGGGTGCTGTTCGGGTGGGTGGCGGAGAAGTCGATGTCGTGCGGTCAGACCCCTGAGGGTCCGATCGGGACGGCGCGTGTGGTGGTCGACGTGACCGCCCGTCTCAACTGAGAGAGGAGCCTTCGATGAAGGTCCGTTACACCGGCGAGGCCGGGTACATCTTTGCGCCTGAGGGCGTGCCGCCGTTCGTCCCTGAGCCTGGGGACGTATTCGACCTGGACGATGCCGTGGTGGCGTCGCTGGGTGGCTCGTTCGAGCCGGTGGAGCCTGTGAAGGCCCCGGCGAAGAAGTCGGCCAGCAAGGCCGATGATCCGTCGCTAGCGCCCGCTGGTGACTCCGACCCGACCGGCCTGGAGGGCTGATAGATGGGCATCCAAGACAACTTCTGGACGATCGGCGAGGAGACCGTGGAGTGGGGGACCAAGGCCACCACTCTGACCCGCGGCGTCGAGAACCAGACCGATGACGCCACCCCGAATGTGGAGTACCTCCAGAGCCGTGGGATGCGCCCGGCGACGGTGGCGACCCCGACGGGCCGCTCTGTGGCTGTGCCTCGTGGTGGTCAGCATGTGCTGACCCTGGACCTGATGGCCAAGTCTCTCGGCCTGGTGCTGGCGTCGGTGGCGTCGACTGTGGCGACCACCACGCCGGGTGGCGCGACTCTGACCCGGCTGCATACGTTCACGCCGACCACGACCGGCCCCACCAAGTCGTTCACGGTCCATGCTGGCCGCGCTGATGTGGGCGGCACGGTGAACCATCACGACTACCTCGGGTGCATGGCCGAGTCGCTGAACCTCGCTCTGACGGCGAAGGGTCTGCCGGTCCTCAAGTCGACGTTCGGGTACAAGACGCTGGACACCGCGGCTGCGTCGGTCACCCCCTCCTACCCCACTTCGTCGCACGTCTACCGCGACATCGACTGTGTGGTGTCGATCGGCGGGAACTCTGAGTGCCTGCGTTCGGCTGATTTCACGATCCCGACCGGGCTCGACATGGAGCGTTGGCGGATCTGCGCGGGCGGCCGCGAGAAGCCGGTGCTGAATACCCGTGTGGAGCCGACGGGCACGCTGTCGCTGGATTACGACTCCGATTCGTGGCAGGACGCTTGGCTTGCTGGCACCGAGCTGGAGGATCTGATCATCACCTTCACCGGTCCCGAGATCGAGGCCGGGTCCAACTTCCTGTTCCGGGCGACGTTCCCGCTGATCCAGCTCACCGGGTCGAGCCCGAAGGTTGGTCTCGATGTGACGCCCGAGCAGCCGTTGCCGTTCCGCGTGCTGGACAACGGCACCGATCCGGCGTGGAAGCTGGAATACCAGACCACCGACACGGCGTACTGATTTGTGTCGGCGCTGCTGTACATGGAGGCCGATGGTTTGGCCGAGTTGATCGCCGGCTTGAAGGCGTCGTCTCAGGGGCTGGGCCGGGAGCAGCGCAAGGCGAACAAGAGGGTTGCTGAGGAGGTGTCGGAGTGGGCGCGGTCTGCTGCCCGCTCTGGCACCCGTCAGCAGGTCCGGGCCGCTGGTGCGATCAAGCCTCGGAGCACTCAGTCGACGGCCCGTCTGGCGATCTCTGGTGGCCCTGGTTATGCCAAGGCTGCGTTCTGGGGTATGTCTCGCCGGACCGGCTGGTATGCGGCTGAGCGGTACCGTGACTCTCCCGCACGGCAGGCCCCGCCGTGGGTGGGGAACTCGTGGACGGCTGGTGTGGCCGGTCAGGGGCCGCATGCGATCAACGATGCGATCGCTGCCCATGTTGATGAGGTCGAGGCCCTGTATGCGGCCGGTTACGAGTCCGCTCTGAAGGCGGCTTTCCCTGGGGGGTTCGAGTGAGTCAGATCACGGTGACGGTCGACGGGTCCGAGCAGGTCGTGGACCTGGCGAAGGTCACGGGGCTGGATGCGATGCAGTTCCGCATGGAGACGGGGCAGGACCTCGATCTTGCGGTGTTGGGGATCTTGGAGCGGGGCGAGGCGGTGCTGCTTGCTGATCTGGCGGTGGTCCACTGGTTGTGGGTCCGTCAGTCGGTGGATGCGTTGGCGTCGTTCGCTTTGGTGGCGTCGTCGCTGACGCTGTTCCCTGCCGTGCAGCCTGAGGCCGTGGAGGTCTGAGGGGGTGGCGGGGCGCGCTCTCACGATCGACATAACGACGAGGGACCAGCAGACGCTGGCGGCGCTGAAGCGCGTCCAGAAGGAGTTGTCGGCGGTCGACAAGGCGGTGGACAAGACCGCCAAGGAGAGCGACAAGCTCGGCCGTTCGGCTGACGAGTACGCGGCGAAGCTGGCCAATGCCCGTGAGGTTGCGGGCGGGATCGTGTTGGGCGGGACCGCGGCCCTGATGGGTAAGTCGATCAAGGACGCGTCGGATCTGTCTGAGGCCGCTCAGGCCAACGTGGCTACGTTCGGGGCTGCGGCGGAGGCCGTCGAGAGGTATGCGGCTTCGGCGTCGAAGATCGGCATCTCGAACAAGGATGCACTGGAGGCCACCTCGACCTTCGGCGCGTTGTTCGTCCAGTTGGGCGTCGGTGCAGAGGAGGCGGCCGGGCTGTCGACCGAGCTAACGACGTTGGCCGCCGACTTCGGATCGTTCAAGAACGCGGACGTGACCGAGGTGATCAACGCCCAGGCTGCGGCGTTCCGCGGCGAGTACGACGCGCTGCAGAGGTTCGTGCCGACGATCAACGCTGCCGCGGTCGAGCAGCGTGCGATGGCCGAGACAGGCAAGACTTCGGCGGCGGCGCTGACGCTCCAAGAGAAGGCACTGGCGACCTACTCGCTGATGGTCGAGGGTGCTGGTCCAGCGATGGGCGACTTCGCCCGCAATCAGGACAGCGCGGCCAACTCGACAAAACGGGCCGCTGCGGAGATGGCGAACACGTCGGCGTCGATGGGCGAGTCGCTGGTCCCGGTCTATACGCAGGCGGCGAAGGTGGTGGGCGGTCTGGCTGGTGCCTTCGGGGCACTGCCTGGCCCGGCACAGACGGCCTTGGTCGGCGTCACGGGTCTGACGTTGGGTGTTGGTCTTCTGGCGCCGAAGGCGCTGGAGGGTGCTCGGGTCATGCAGATGGCCGGGCAAAAGGCCGTGTCGATGGCGACAGAGATGGCGGTCCCGTCGAGGGCCATAAATGGGATGGGGTCGGCCCTGGACTCCACCACCCCGAAGGTTGGCAAGCTGGGGGTGGCCTTCGGGGCTCTGGGCGCGATCGGTGCGGCCGCTGCGCTCTATGAGTTCGCCAGGGCGTCGACGGAGATCGGGGCGAGCGCATCCGATGCCCTGTCGGCGACTAACGCCGAGCTTGAGAGGCTCGTGCTGGTCATCAACGAGTTCGGGGGTCAGGGTGATTTTGAGCGGATCGGCAGAGAGAACGTCGATGCCCTGTACGCGATGCGTGACGCAGCCACAGCCGCGGGTATCCCTCACCCGAAGTTGGCTGCGGCCATCAAGGAGGTGGAGGCGGACGCGGCCCGTGCGTCTGAGCGGACCGATCAGTACGCGGCATCCGAGAGGGGCGCGGCGGGTGCGACCGAGGATCTAGCGGCAGAGCAGAAGAGGGCAGCGGCTGCGGCACAAGAGCAATCGGCGGCGACCCAGCGGGCAGAGGCCGCGGTCGACGGTCTGCGCTCAGCCGAGGAGGCCGTCACCTCTGCTCAGGCTGGTGTGATCTCCGCCCGGGACCAGCTCGCTGACTCCGAGCGTGGCGTGGCCGAGGCCCGTAAGGGTGTGGCTGACGCGGCCGAGGGTGTGCGTGATGCCGAGAAGGGTCTCGCTGATGCGAGCCGGGAGGCGGCGGTAGCGGCCGACGAGCTAGCCGCGGCCCAGCGAGACGCGGTCTTCGGGACGAAGGAATTAGAGGACGCCCATGAGGGCGTGGCCGACGCTGAGAAGGACCTGGCCGACGCACAGAAGGATTCGCTGCTCGCCCAAGAGGATTTGACCGCGGCCCGTGAGCGTGCCGCTGAGGTTCTCGAGGATTTGGCGGTGTCGGCTAGGTCGGCGGTCCTCGATGAGAAGGAGGCGGTCCTTGATCTGCGTGACGCCCGTGAGGCGTTGGCGGCTGGCCCCGATATTGACGAGGCGAAGCCCGGCGAGTCGGCTGAGGCTGCGGTGGAGCGGGAGCGGCGCAATGCTGAGGCCCGCAAGGAGTGGGCGGAGGAACGTGAGCGGCTCCAGATCCGTGTGGAGCGGGCTGAGATGCGCCTGGCTGAGGCGCAGGAACGCAACGGTGACGCGGCCGACGAACTGGCTGAGGCTCAGGCCCGTGGGATCGAGCAGTCCGAGGAGGTCACCGCGGCCAAGGATGCGATCGCCGCGGCTGCTGATGCTGAGCGCACCGCTGAGGAGGCGCTGGTCGAGGCTAAGGCCCGTGTGGTCGAGGTCCAGGAGGCGCTGGCTCAGCGGGTGGTGGAGGCTCAGGCCCGTGTGGTCGAGGCGAACGACCGGGTGACCGAGGCCGCTGGTCGGGTCCGTGACGCCCAAGACCAGGTGGCCGCCGCTCAACAGCGGGTCGTGGACCAGCAAGCGGCGGTGGTCGAGTCGAGGGCAGCGGTCGAGGGTGCTGAGCGCAAGGTCACCGATGCCTTGGTGGCGCAGGCGATAGCACAGGCCGAGCTGGACGGTGCGCTAGCGAACTCTAAGGGCGCTCTCGATGGGCAGATCGCCAAGCTCCTGGAGTTGGCGGGGCAGATGGAACCGGGTTCGCCGGTTCGTCAGCGGCTGCTGGAGATGGCCGAGCAACTGAACTCGCTAACGGCGAGGCCGTGGACGATCGAGCTCCAGACCCGCCTCCAGGCGGTTGATGCGATCAACCGGGCGATGGAGATCGCCTTGTCTGGGACTGATGAGGCGAACCGTGGTGGTCGTGCGATCGGTGGCCGGGTCGCCGCGGGCCGGGTGTATCCGGTGGGTGAGAATGGCCCGGAGATTCTGCGGCTAGATCCTGGCGAGTCGGGGCGCGTGTTCACCCCGGAACAGTGGGCTGTGGATCAGCGCAAGCAGGACGCTGTGGCGGAGCGTGACCGGCGGGGCCAAGCGAAGTTGGCGGCTGGTCCTCGGGTGTTGAACGTGACGGTGAATGAGGCGGCGACGCCGTGGCAGACCGTCGATCTGATCGGGTCCGAGTTTGATCGGCTGATGAAGGTGGGGGTGTCGCACTAATGCCGTCTCCGTTGTCGGGTGTGTACCAGTTCGGGGTGGGGTCGCTGGTGTGCGGGGATGGCACCGCTAACCCTGAGGTGTCGCTGGTGAAGGTCAATGGGCTTGGCCCGTCGGTGTCGTCTCAGACGGCGCAGCGGTCGATGTCGGCGGGTGTGGCTGTGGGCCGTGATGTTGCTGCCCCGTTGGGTATCAGTCTCGACGTGGAGATTTGGACGCCGGGTGATGATGAGGCGGCGGGTGACTGGTGGGTGGCGTTGGCGGCCGAGTTCGATGCGATGGCTACGGGCCTCGGGTCGTTGTGGTTGTGGCTGCCGGGGATTGGGCATCGGGAGATCGTGGGGCGTCCGATGGGCACCTCTGACGATGGGCTGTCGTCGTTGCCTTACGGCTACGTGGAGATGTCGCTTCGCTGGTTGGGGACGACGGGTGAGATGACGGTGGTGGTCTGATGGCGCTGGTCGTGTCGTGGTATCGGTCCGGTCTGGAGACTCTCACCCCGTCGGGGTGGGATGCCCGCGTCGATGACAAGGTGCTGGCTATCGAGCACGGGATGGGCTGGTCGTTTGACGCCACCGATACGACGTTGACCGATCTGGCGCTTGGTGGCTGCGAGCTGACGGCGGTCGGGTACAGCCGGGCGTCGTTGGTGACGGGGACGCCGGTGTTCTCGTCGGGGCGGTGGACGTTGCCGTTGTCGGCGGTGGTGTGGGCGTCGTGTGGTGCAGCCGAGCAGGTCGCCGCGTTCGTCGGGTACGAGGCCGGTGTCGATGACGCCACGTCGGTGCCGCTGTGGGTGCTGCGTGACTCGGGCGGCGCTGCGATCGTCACCTTGGATGGCACCGACCTGACGCTGTCGATGGATCTCGGGGTGACATGACTGTCACCGTGACCGGCCCCGCCGGGAACATCGTCCACGGCACCCGTGGTGCGGTCAGCACTGAGATGGCGTCGGCTGACCTGGAGGTGTGGATCACCTACGCGGGGTCGTCGGGGCGTGTCGCCCAGATCCCGTCGGACCAGATCGTGTCGTGCACCTGGTCGGAGAAGATGGACGCGATCGGGTCGTCATCCGCGACCGTCGTCATCGACCATCACGCCACCTACCCCGATGATTCGTTCGTCGCCGATGACCTGTTGCGAGTCGAGCGTGAGATCCAGATCTCCTACGCCGGGCGGGTCATGCATTGGGGGCCGATCGTGTCGGTGTCCCGGTCGATCGCCGGCCCGACGCTGACCGTTGAGGTCGCTGGCCCTGAGTACTGGCTTGATGCCCGTCTGATCGACGGTGACGAAACGGTGTGGGGTCGTGAGCAGATCCGTGGTACCCGCGAGTGGACCCCGTTCCTCGACGTGACCTCGGCGGCGTTCACCGCCGGGGGCCAATTCTCCTACCGGACATCCGATTGGCGGTTCACCGCCGAGGTGTGGATCAAGGCTGGGGTGCCCGACGGTGACGTGATCCTCTCCGCTCTGGCGTCCCCATCGGCGGGTGACCCTCAGCAGGGTGGGATGGTGTTCGCCGGTGATTTGGCCCGCGGTAAGTGGGTGACGGCGGTGATCCACACCACGTTCACGTCCGCTCAGGGCGCGGGCGGCAACCCGCGCTCGTGGTTCATGTCTGTCGGGGGGGAGGGCGGCGCAGCCGAGGACGTGGTGGTCCGCAAGGTGTCCGCCCAGATCTCGCCCACCTCTGTTGGCATGGATGAGACCGAGGTCGAGGTCGAGGAGATCCCGGTCCGTGACATGTGGATGGAAGCGTTCGCCCGTGTCGCCGACCTTGGTGTGTCGGCGTGGATCGACGGGTCGATCGACGGGGTGATGGAAGCGTCGTGGCGTCGCCCTGACGTGCAGGTCATCGAGGTGGCCCGCATGGTGGTCGAGTCCGGGTACGGTGAATGCGACTTCGCTCTGACCGAGACGGTGCGGGTGGGGCGCTGCTGGGTTACCCGCGGGTTCGCCCATGACCCCGGCGACCTGACACTGACCGCTGAGGGAACGAGTCCGCCTGTGGTGTCGTGGGGGACATGGACCTCGGGCCTCACTCACCCGGTAACGGAGTGGGTGGTCGCCAACGACGAGGGCTTTACCGGCTCGCACCATGACGTGACCTTGTTCGGTGGGCTGGTCCTCCAGTCCTACAGCGCGGCCCCAACAGGCACCAGCGCGGACGATCTCGAGAACCGGGCGATCTACGCTGCGGATCGGGCGTCGTCGTCGCTGTCGGAATCGTTGTCGGCACGGGTCCGTATGGACCTGGTGGCGTCGCTGTGGGTGGGGGACCGGGTGCGCGTCGAGATCGACGACGGCCCGTCTCAGATCGCCGCGACGTGGCGGATCGTGGCAAAGACAGTCGATCCAGCCGCGGCGACGTTCGAGGTTCAGCTTGCGCCGTGGATGGGGGCCTGATGTCGACTGTCGCTGAGATCGTGGATGTGAAGCGCCGTGTCCTCACGTTGGAGCGTCGGATGCGGGACCTGCGGCTCGTCAAGTATCTGCACCAGCTCCTCGACGTGGACATCACCTACGACGGGGCAGGGGAGGTCGAGGACGGCGATGTCCTCACCTATGACGCGACCGCTAAGAGGTGGGTGGCTGCGGCTGTCGACGGTGGCGGGGTGTACTCGTCTGCGTCGATCACCGGGCTGTGGGACGGGTCCACGGTCTCTGGTGAGGCGACCGAGTGGAATGTTGCGACGGCAGGGCTGGAGCTGGTCGTCATTTCAGGTGGCTCCACTCTGATCCGCGGGCTAAGGCCGGACACCGGTACCGGCCTGTGGGAAGTGACCGCGAATGTGCAGGTCACCAGCGGCACCGGCACACCACGCGTGGAGATCCAGCAGGCGTCGGCATCGACGGGGTGGGACATCGACGGCGAGACGGAGTGTCGGCCGTTGCTGTCCGCGCACGACGACGCCACCGACGGCGGTTCCGTGTCGCTGATCGTCCCGATCGGCGCTGTCGATGCCCCTTGGGTGGAGATCGACATCGACATGGGTGGCGCTACCGAGGTCCGTTACCGGCTCCAGGCGCATTGGGTGGCCCCGCTCGCTGTCGTGGACGGGGTGTGTGGTGGCTGACGTGCATCCCCGACGACCAGGCCCCGACATGAGAGGACTCGCACAATGACCCGCCAGAAAGCCCCGTGGAGTTTCGCCGCCGTCGACATCGAGGTGCCTAGCTCCGGTACCCGTGAGGTGCTACTCACTCGAGCCTCGGGGGACTGGACCGGCTGGACCGTCGACGGCGTAACCGCCCCGGCGTCGGTGACTGACGAGCTGACGGTCACGGCACCGTCGTCGCTGCTCGGGCGCCGTTGGCGGCTCCTGGACCCTGACGGCCGCGAGCGGATCGTCGGGTGTGTCGTGGCCGCTAAGGCGGGGTCCGCGTCGGAGGATCTGACGGTCGACGTGTCGACCGGTGCGACGATTGTTGAGGTGACGATCGCCGGCGGTGGCGGCGGTGGTGCTGTCGCGTCGGTGAACGGTGAGACCGGCGTGGTCGGGCTCGACGCCGGTGACGTGGGCGCTGATCCTGCCGGATCTGCCGCCGCGGTGGCCGGTGACCTCGCCACCCATGAGGGCCTGACCACCACGGCGCACGGTGGGATCGTGGCATCCACCGACGCTCGGCTGACCGATGCTCGCACCCCAACAGCGCACGAGGCGTCCCACCATCACGACGGGTCTGATCCGTTGTCGGCCGTGGACGTGGGGGCTGACCCTGCCGGTACCGCTGCCGCCTTGGTGGCTGCCCTGCCGTCGTTCTCTGCTGGCCGTGGCATCGACATTACCGAGGTCACCCCTGGGGTGATGGAGGTCGGGTTCGACAACATTCAGGTGGACGTGTACACACCGGGCACCACCTCACTGACTGTTCCGTCGTGGGCACGAATGGCTTACGTCACCTGCATTGGTGGCGGAGGCGGCGGTGGGGGTGGCCGTAGGGGTGCTACATCCACTGTCCGTGGTGGCGGAGGTGGCGGTCAGGGCGGGGCTGTTGTATCCGGGTGGGTGCGAGCGGCCAACATCGCTACGACCATCTCGGTTGGCGCTGGCGGCACCTCTGGGGCTGGTGGTGCGTCCGATTCCACGTCGGGGGCTAACGGCGGCAACGGTGGAGACACCGCCGTCTACTACGGCACCGGACTGGCATTGTTGCGGGCTGCTGGCGGGGAGGGTGGTCGTGGCGGCACGAACACCGACGGCGGGCAAGGCGGTGGCCTTAGCCCGTGGGCGCTCAACTACTACTGGCCCCCGGCTGCCGGTAACGGGATGCCTGGCTCTGACGGTGGCGGGGCTACCGCTGTCCTGACGATGCTGTCCGGGCGGTTCGCTGCCCAGACTGCTGACCCGTCTGCCACTACGGCGTGGATCACTCTGGACACCATGTGGCGCATCCTGTCCGCTGGTGTCGGGGGTGGTGGCGGCGGAGGCGGGTACACCGCCGCCAACGCAAACAGCGACCCATCCACCGGGGTTGCTGGTCTCGTCCATCCGCACTCGCACGCCTACGGGGCTGCTGGCACGTCAGGGTCCAAGGACGGGCTGGCTGGTACCGCGGTCACCCCGACCACCACTGACCTGCTCCTGGTTGGTGCTGGCGGTGGAGGCGGCTATCAGTCGTCGTCTGGTGCCGCCGGTAACGGCGGGGCTGGTATCGGCTACGGAGGTCCTGGCGGTGGCGGTGGGGCGGCGCTCAACGGCAACACTGCCGGTGCCGGTGGAGCTGGCGCTGGTGGTGTCCTGCGAATCATCTGGGTGGCGTGATGACCGGCCCTCACCAGTCCCGACCCGGCAACGCCCGAAACGGACAACGGCACGCTCACCCGACCTGTTGGGTCACCGATACCCACGAGTACGCCCTTGTGACCCGTGCTGATTGGCATCCGGTGATCTGGCGTCGCACCATCGGCGGAGGTACCTGGTCGTCTTATGACCTGTCCAGCACCGTGATCGGCCTGGTGGATGTGACCGATTCGCATTGTGCTGTGGCGATGGGGGTGGATCACCTGGACCGGGTATGGATCGCGGGCAACGTTCACGCCGACCCGCACAAGGTGATCTACTCGGCTCCTGGCAGCATCACGTCGTGGTCCACTTGGTCAGCCCCGTCGTGGCTGACTGCTCATTCGGTGGTGTCCACCTATCACAGCATGGACGTGTTCTCCGACGGGCAACTGATCTGGTCGTTCGACGGCAACACCTCAGGTGGCCTCGGCCGTGACTGGTGTCTGCTCCGCATGAATCTGACCACCGGGGAGTGGGAACCGTGCGTGAGTGACGGTCGGGTCATGCGGGTGGACGACGTGGGCGAACCTGGTGGTGGCAACGACCTGCTCCCTGACCGGTCGTACCTGTATGGGATGCATGTCGACTCGGATGACGTGGTGCATGTCGTGGGGGTGTGGCGCATTGACGAGTCCGACATGGCGTCAATGACCGATTCGTTCTACTGCCGGTCCTCCAACCGGGGCACCGCATGGGAGTCGGTAACCGGGGCTGCGGTCCCTGCGCCGTTCCTGATCGGCACGACCCTCCCCGTCGCTGGGATCACTATGGGCGGCAACCCGGTGGGCCATTCCACTTTGGGGTCGCTGCTGGTCGTCCCCATTGGAGGCGAGTCCGTTCCCGTGTGGACTGGATGGAACGCTGATGACTGGTACTTCGTGTGCGCTTATGAGGGCGGGGATTGGGGTGTCGCTTCTCTCGGGATGCCCTTAGGTGACGTGCCGTCGTTGGCGTGGCACCACGACGCCCCCTTGTACGTCTACCGGGATACCACTACCGGGATGCTGGTGGCTGGCCCGACCACGGACGGGTCCGGTTCTCGGGCCACGCTGGGAGCGGTCAATATCGGCACCCCCGACGGCTCGTACACCTACGAGTCCGGTGCCTGCTACTGGCCCGCACCCGTTCACGTCTCGGCTGATCCGTTGTTCATGGTCCCTGACCAGGACTCGCCTGGCCTTAGGCGTCTGGGGGTCCGTGTGGACCTGCAAGGAGTTGTGTGAAGCCCACCTACCCGATCGGCCAGAACGCCACCATCGGCCTGCTCGACACCGACGACACAGGAGACTGACCATGCCCTTCACCCGCAACGCCTTGATCCGTGCGATCCGCACCGCGGCACAAACCGCCATCGGTGCCATCGGTGCCGCCACACTCGTCGCCCAAGTCGATTGGCCGCTCGTCGCATCCACCGTCGCGCTCGCCACGATCCTCAGCCTGCTCACCTCACTGGCCGGGCTACCCGAGGACACCGAACGGTGAACGTCATCACCCGCGCCCAATGGGGTGCAGGCCCCAAGCGTGGCAGCGACGTGTCTGCCAAGCTCCCGTGGGGTGAGGTCGTGATCCACACCGAAGCCGGGTCGCAGCGTGCCCCGGCCAGCGAGGGCACCGAGAAGGGCTGGATACGGGCCATCGAAGCGTTCCACGTCGGACCATCGAGGGGCTGGGATGGCATCGCCTACAGCTTCCTCATCGCACCGTCGGGACGGATCTTCGAGGGCCGCGGCTGGGGGCGCTCCGGCGCACACACTGAGGGCCGCAACTCCATCGCCGCCGGTATCTGCTTCCTCGGCCACGGCGACAAATGGCCCGCCACCGACGCCCAATGGGCCTCGACCCGCTGGCTCATAGGTGAGGGCATCCGGCTTGGAAAACTCCAACGTCGCCCCAAGATCAGCGGCCACAAGGACTACAGCCAGAAGGGCAAGACCTGCCCCGGCACCCTCATCTACCCGCTGCTCCAAGCCAAGCTCGCCGGGATCGACGGACCCGCCGGGCCGACCGAACCCACCGGACCATCCACCGAGGACACTGACATGACCGACGCTGACCGCAAGATGCTCGCCGACGCCCTCGCCGAAGCCCGCGCCGCTGGCCTCCGTGCCGCCCACTGCGAGCAGCTCCTCGCCGAGCAGGCCGAACAAGGCAAGCAGTACTACGGCTCGCTCCGGGGTTGGCTGGTGGCCATCGCAGAGAAGGTGGGTGCCTCCCGAGACGACGCCATCCGCAACGACCCCCACGCCACCAAGCCATGAAACAACCGATGCTGTGGCTCAACCTGGTCGGGTCGCTCGCCGCTGTCACCGGCAACGTGTGGGCCGCACGGGTCGGACAGTCCGAGCACCGCACCATGCGCTACTCGGTCGCCACCATCGCCGCCCTGTTCGCCGCACTCTACATCGCCGACCTCACCGGCCTGCTCGGCCCCGACCTGCGCTCCGAGATCGCCGCCGGTATCGCCCCCGTGGCGTGGATCGTCGCATGGACCGTGCCCGCCGTCCGATCAGCCACCGTCCACCGGGGGACCGTCGACATCATCCGCACCATGAGTGCCCGCGTCACAGACTCATGCCCCGTGCCTGAGGACAGCGGGGTCCGTCATGGCTGGTGACACCCCGCCCGTCACCACATGGGTCCTCATCACCTCGACGGCGCTCACCGCCCTCGGGTGGATCACATCGACACTCCGTGACCGACGTACCGCCGATTCGGTGATCGTCACCGCGGCCGGGGACCTCGTAGACCGGCTATCGGCCGAGCTCGCCCGGCTATCCACCGAGGTCGACCACCTCCGCGCCCAAGTCCACGCGTGTGAGACCCGCCACGCCGAACTGCTCGAACGCTTGACCTGACCGTCTCGCCCACGGTCAGCCGCCCCCCGTCCTGCTCCCACCGGTTCCCGCCCCGGAGGTCGAGCAGACGGGGGGCTTTTTCGCGTCTAGGTGTCCCTGTCTCGGATGCGGGCCACACCCGCCACCGACAACCCCGCGGCGGTGGCCACGGCCCGCAGGGGCGCGCCGTCGGCGATCGCTGCCCTGATCGCCTCGTCACGCTCCTGACGCGCCACGGAGGCCGCTTGTGCGGCCTGCCGTAGCTGGTCTAGGTCGGCGGTCACCGGGCCACCGTGTACCCGGCGTCCTCGAGGTCGCAGAGCCACCCGCTGGCCTGGTCAAGGTCGGCAGCGTCGGGGCCGCACGGGCCGGACTCTTCGCGGCCATCGACGTGTGCCCGCCAGGCGATCCCGTCGACGTTGGGGTCGGCGTAGAAGGTGGCGTCGGGGTAGCGGGCGACGATCTCGGCGGCTTCGGCGGTGATTGCGGTGGTGGTCATGGTGTCCTTTCCTGGGGGCTACCTGCCCTCCGGCTGTACACTCAGTATACACCCGTGGGGTCTGGTGTCAACAATGTGGACGGATATTTCTCAGCGTCACTCCACCTCGACCGACACCTCCCGACACGTCACCTCGATCTCACCCGCCACGAACCGGCGCACCACATCCGCACACGCCGGACCCTTCGGCCCGTCGAACCACAAGCGAGTCATCCACGCCGCCCACTCGGCCCGGTCCATCGGCTGATCGCTCACTGGGCTTGCCGTCTCGCCCGCCGTGCCCTCTCCGCTGCGAGCCGAGCCATAGCGCACTCGTCACACGTCGGGATGCCCTGGCGTCGATGCTCCACCGCACCCGCCTCCGTGCCGTGACGGATCGGACGTTTGCCCCGGATCTTGGCCCGCAACCGTTCCCGGTCGGTCGTGCCACCCCAGATGCCGTGCTCGTCGTGCTCGATCGCCCACGCCAAACACTCGGCCTGGTGCGGGCAGGTGCGGCACACGTTGACCGCATCGGCCTCAGCCCACAGGTCGTGACGGGACGGGAACCAGTCGAGACCGCTACCACGACACGCCGCCTCCGGCCACACCGGCACCGGGTCGGAGACGAGACCGGCCTCGGCACGCTTGCGGGCACGCTCCCTGCGCTGTCGCTCAGCGTTGCGCTCCCGGCGCTCATCTTCGGTCATCACAGCGCCAACACCCCCCGTCGTGCAGCCACCCGCCGATACGCCGCCTCATCGACAGCACGGCGCACCGCCAACACCCCGACAACCTCGGCCACCGTCTCCACGTCGAGCTCGAGCTCGTCAGCGCACATAGCAAGCCACAGGGTCACCCACTCGTCGGAGCATGTGCGGGGTGCTCACGCCGAGGCCCCGAACAACGTCCCCTCCCGCACCTTGTTCTCGGCGTTGCGGATGTTCGTCACGGCGGTATGCCAATACGACGGCTTGAGTTCGCACCCAACGAAACGCCGACCACACTGGATCGACACGTAGCCTTCCGATCCGATCCCACCGAACGGAGACATCACCACCTCGCCACGGTTCGACCACAGCCGCACCACCCGTTCGATCAGGTCCAGTTGCAGCGGGCAGATGTGCCGTTCGTCGGCCGCCTCCCGGGCGACCGCTGTGTTCAGTGTGTTCGTCTCCTTGATGTCGAACCACGCCCCGGCGAACGGGCCGGCGTCGATCGAGTCGAACGGCCCCTCGTCGGTCGTCCAGATCGGTGCCGCCCATTCGGTCCACTCCGGGCGGGTGCACTCCGGCTCCACCTGGACCTTATTCTCGCCGGGCTTGCGGAAGATCAGCAGGTAGTCGCCGAGCGCCGGGCGGCTGGCCGCCGAATCACGCTCCAACGTCGAGAACGACAGGACCGCAACCTTCTTCACGATCTGCTGCGCCTGCGGGTTCTTCCAGATCGTCACCTCGCCGTAGAACGTGTACCCGGCATCGATGTGCGCCCGGATCAGGTCCCCCCGAAAGTCCGACAGGCCGACCACCCCGTCTCGCCACTTCTGCGTCGCGATCTGCTGGCAGTGCACGGCGACGATCCGCCCCGGCTTCACCACCCGGAGCACCTCGTCCAGGATGAACCGGTAGTGCTGGGCGAACTCGTCCATGCTCGTGCTGTTGCCAAGGTCCCGGTCTGACGGGCTGTAGGTGTAGAGGCTGGCGAACGGCGGCGAGTAGACACACAGGTCAACCGAATCATCGGCCAACTCGGCCAGCCGCTCGCACGAATCTCCGAGCATCATCCGCCACCCCTCCCCCTCGGCGTCGTCGGTCACGTAAGGCTGTGGATCGTTCATGCGTTCACTCCCTGTCGGTTGGATTGGATTGCCGTCACGAGACGGTCAGTCATGTCGGAGGCGGTGCGCTCCTTGGCCCGCACGTTGGCGACGATCTCCGCTTCCAGATCGGAGACGACGACATGCACGTCAACGGGCTTCGTCTGGCCGAACCGCCACGAACGGCGGATCGCCTGGTAGTACGCCTCGTAAGAATCACCGATCCCGATGAACACCTGATCGGCGGCGTGCTGGAAGTTGAGCCCGAACCCAGCGATGCTCGGCTTCGTCACCAGCACCCGCACGTCACCGGCCACGAACCCCTCGATTAGTTCGAGCTTGCGGTCCGGGTCCAGCGTGCCGTACAGGTTCTCGGCGCCGGCCACCGCCGACGTGATCGCCGTGGCCTCGTCGTTGAGCCCGCACCATGCGATGGCCGGGCGGTCGTGGTCGAGTAGTTCGGCCGCACGGGCCACCCGCTCCACCATCGTCGACTTGCGGACCTTCGCCCGCCCACCGATCCCGCCGATCCCGGTGGCGAACAACTGCCCCTCAGGTGCCTGGTTCACGTCTATGACGTGACCGTGAACCCGCAACGGAGGCAGCTGGTATCCGAGGTCGTCGTCGGGGTTGCCGGTGATGTCGGACGGGTGCCGTGCGGCTACCGCCCACCCGGCCATCCACTCGTACATGGCGGTGGCGGCGTGGCCTTTGAGTCGCCAGCCGGTGTCGTCGTGCACGAAGTAGGCGGCCAGCATCTCCACCCGGGACATGGCCCCGAGGAACTCGGCGTGGTTGGCGAGTTCGGTGTGGTCGTTCGGGGCCGGCGTGGCGGTGCACGCCAGCCGGTACGGCACCTTCGACCACCGATCCACGAGGGCCGTGCGGGTCTTGCCCTCATGGTTCTTGAGGATCGACGACTCGTCGAGCACGATCGCCCCGAACGTCTCCGGGTCGAACGCGTGCTGCATCTCGTAGTTCGTGATCCACAGCCCGGGGCCGGTGATCTGATCAGGGTGCCGCACCACGGTCGCCGCGAGCCCGAGCGCCGACGCTTCACGGGCGGTCTGTGCTGCGATCGACAGGGGACACACGATCAGCGCCGATCCGCCCTGACGCATCACGTCGGCCCATGCCAACTGGATGCGGGTCTTACCGAGGCCGGTGTCCAAGAAGGCAGCGGCCCGGCCCCGACGGCACGCCCACCGCACCACGTCCACCTGATGGGGGAACAGTGACGGGTGGAGTTCTCCAGGGTCGATGCCGTCGTCGTGGACGGTCCGCTTCTTGGCGGCGAGGAAGTCTGTGTATGTGCTCATGCCGCTGGCCGATCTGCGTCGAACGCCCGCACGAACTCGAGGCCGACCGCATCGCACGGCACCCACGACTCCTCAGCCGACAGCCGGTGCGTAACCCGCACCTGCGTGCCGTGGTGGCCGATCGACACCTGCGTGCCACGGTCGGACTCCCAGCACAGCTTCCCCTTGCGGACCAGCCGGCCCCAGCCGAGCGCCGCCCCGAACTCGGCGGGGGTCACGGCCGAGCTCCGAACAGGGCCAGCAGCGCCGCCTCGGCACGGCCGTCGTCTCGCACCCGGGCGAACGTCCGCACATGCTCGGGCCACGTCTCGATCGCCCGCTGACGGCTGGCGTTCTTGTCCGACGACAAGCCCAGCGCCTTCTTCCACGTCGACGGCGGCACCAGCCGCACCGGCACACCGAGCGCACCGAGCGCACCCAACACGGCACCGTGGCCCTCAGCGAACGTCCACACGCTGGACACGCCCTGTCGGGGCATGGCGTGCACCTTCTCCACCACGGCCAAGGCGAACTCGTCGGGTGCGTAGTCCCGCACCATGTCGGCCACCAGGGCGCCGAGCGGGTGGCCGGTCGCCTCGGGCATGTCGTGCACGTCGAGCAGCCCGAGCTGGGGGTGCAGCACGGCGAGGGCGCCGGTCTTGCCGGGGTCGACCCCGAGGATCAGGTCGGTCATCAATGCATCACCCCTGTGGCAGCACCTACCGTGCGGCGGAGATTCTCAACGTCAGTTCGTCCGTTCTCTTGCACTACCTGTTCATGGTCGACCCCCCGGAGTCGGCGGTCGGACGCCAGAACGCGCTGGGCTTCCCTGTTGATCTCCCCCGGGTGCAGTGCGGCCCTCACGGGCGCCCACCGAGCACCACCCGCTCTAATGGCGTCTGCCAGCGTCTGCGGGATTTGGAAGCCGGCCGTCTCGAAGTTCACTGCCACGAGAGCGGCAAGCTCATCAACCGCACGGTCGAGCTCCGTCGAGATGGCAGACAAATCGGATGCGTGAGCTGCCCGCAACTTGGCCATGCCGGTCGACTCCATAGCGTCGACCTGGCGCTGTAGTTCGACCATCCGGGCTTCCATTGCCGGCACCCTGGCGGCCGTGTCCCTGAGGTCCCGGGCTCGCTGCTTGGCGTCAACTAGTTCTGTCGTCAGCCGGTCGATGTGCTCGACGGCCGACTCGTATCGCCGCTGCGCTGAGAGCGCGGCTTGCTTACCCTTCGCCATCGTTGATCTCCTTGAGGGTGCCCAGCATGTGGGTCAGGTGCTTGTTGAGGAAGTTCGCTCGTCGCCACTCGCGGGAGCCCTTGGGGACGTGCGGCAGGATCAGCCCCACGTCGCGGTGGATCGACCGCAGCCTGGACTCGACGTGCCCGAGCTGATGGGAGGCACCAGCCTCGACTGGCTGCCACTCGGTGGTGACCTGGTAGCGCCAGCCGTCGCCGGGGGTGGGTGACGGGATGGCAAGGTCAAGGTCCGGGCACAGTTCGTCCCGGGCGTAGCGCAGTGCGTTCTCGACTCGACCGACAGGCCATGCCAGCTTCTCTGAGATCTGGCCTTTGGTGAGCGGGCCGCAGTCGACCAGCAGGTCTACGACCGTTTCGGCATTGCGGTGGAGGCTCTGGACTGTCGTCATCGGTCCACCTGCGACCAGCCAAGGCACCCAGCGGCGACCACGGCAAGCACCCACGGCAACAGACGCCCCCACCACGGAACAACACTCGACCTGCTCACCTCGCGCTCCTCTCGCATCCACATGCACAAGTGATCCCGTCCTGCGGGGACCACGCCATCCACTCGGCCTTGGGCCACCGATCACCGAAAATCGAGTCCGCAACCATGGCGCCAAGTGGCTGCTCGTCACAGAACCGACGCTTGATGTCGGAATCCGAACGCGGCTCGTCAAAGGCCCCAAGAACCTCGGCCCACGCCTCTTCCTCGCTTCCGGCCAGGACTGCCGCCACGATGATCGTGAGGCCCCTGCCGTCACCATCCTCGGAGTACCCGGACACCCACCAAGGGGAGTGCAGCTCGAACTCTGAGAGTGGGCGGTGCGTGTACCACGAGATCCACCACGGAACAACACTCGACCTACTCACCCCTCACCCCTCTCGTTGTGCGCCCTGGCAGCAGCCACCGACGCTTCCCAATCCGCATTGCGGGGCCACGCCGTGTTGCACCGCTGATGCACCCAGAACAGCACCCCGTCGTAGACCTCGGGGTCCTCGACCCCGAACAACTCCACGTCAGGGACCGGGCCACACGTCGGGCACTCATGGGCGCTCATCGCTGCGCCTCCCACTCAGCGATCCGCACACGACACAACGCCATCGCGGCCTCGTACTCATCCGCATGGTCCGGTGCTCGACGCTGCACCTCAGCGGTCAGGTCATCGAGGGTTGCCCCGTCCGGGTGCCAGCACCCGACACTCACCCCGTACCCCGTCTCAGTGCGGAACAGGGTCAGGGTCTGGTCCTCGGACCCGATCGGGCCGACGGTCAGGACATGGCGGCCGCCCGCCGCCGGCGCGGCGCCGGCGGCCGCGCCGCGCGCGCCGCCCCGGCCGCCCCCGGCCACCCGAGCCTCCCCCAGCGCCCGGGCCGCCCCGCCCACCCCGGCGGCCGCGGCCACCCGAGCGTTCCCGCACACCTGAGCGTCCCCGGACACCTCAGCGGCCCCGTACACCTGAGCGTTCCCGGACACCCAAGCGTTCCCGCACACCTGAGCGTTCCCGGACACCCGAGCGGCCCCGGACACCCAAGCGGACCCGTACACCCGAGCGTTCCCGCACACCTGAGCGTTCCCGGACACCTCAGCGGTCCCGTACACCTGAGCGTTCCCGGACACCCCAGCGGACCCGTACACCCGAGCGTTCCCGCACACCTGAGCGGACCCGGACACCCGAGCGTCAGGTCCGATATGGGCCGTCTCATCGACTGACGCCGTGTCCTGCACCCAGCCGCCCCCATTCGGGTGACGATGCCACCCCGGACGTTCATCGCTCATCGCTGTCTCCTTCCTTGCCCAATGGGCCTCTCGTCACCACGGCCACGACCTGGGCCACCAGCACCGCCACCACCAGCACCGCCACGATCCACCAGTCCCATTGCCCACGCCCAACGGCGTCCGCTACGCCGCTCACTGGTCGCCGTCCCGTCGCAGCACCTCGACGGTGCCATCGGCGTCGTCACGGTGGGGGTTGCCAGTCGTGTTGCGCTCGGGCAGCTCGTACTCGACGTAGATGCCGCCGGGTGAGTCAGCGGACGGGTACGCCTGCACGATGTCGCCCAGCAGCTCGCCGTATGGGAGTGTGCGGCCCATCGCCCGGTACCACGGCACCCGCTCGGTCTCCGGTTCGGGCACGGCCCGGGGAGCACGCACCTCCACCCACGCGTATCGGGAGTGTGTGGCAGCTACCCACCCGCTCCCATGCCAGCTCCGCACCTGCTCGCCGCGCACCTGCCCGGCCTGGGCGAGCCACGTCGGCACCCCGTCCTCGTCGACGAGCCCGGACAGCACCGCACCCGGCCACGGCGGCACGGGGGACGGGGCGGGGGGCGGGGCGGGGGTGGTGCCACGGCGGGCCTGCGCCTCACGGGCACCAGCGACGACGTGCCCGCGGGACACCCGATCGTCCTCCCCTGCGTCGAACTCGTCCACTGTCTCGCTCGGCAGCCACACGGCCTCGTAGCCGTCGGGCACGACGGTAGCGGTGAGATGCCTGGTCGCCTCGAGGTGTGCCTCCGCATACTCGGGGTCCGTCATTCGGTCAGTGAGGTAACGTTCAGCCCCAGTTCGGGCAGCGGACTCGATCGGCACCAGACGGCGGGTAACCCATGCGGAGCCGCCCGGAGCGCCGTGCCTACGGCGGTACGTTCGGGGCGTGAGGTATTCCCGCTCCCATGCGCCCCACGCGGTCTGCACCTCCACGATCCCACCAGCCTCAACGTGTCGGGCGCACTGCTCCCACGTCGTCGGGGTCACATAGCCGGTCATCGTCCGTTCTCCTTCGTCGTGGTGGCCGGGTGGGCAGCCATCGCCACCGCACGGGCCAAAGCTGCACGGGCCTCAGCGGTGCGACGCACCGTCGCCACATCACGCGGCTCATGGCGCAACAGATTCGCTAGGACCGTGGCGCTCACGCCCCGATCTCCCTGGCGATCGACTCCGGCTCGGTCACGGTGCGGCCAGCCGGTGGCGTGTCCCGCACGATCTTCGCCACCTCCACCAGGTCAACAAGCTCCTCAATCAGCCCCTGGAGGTCCTCATGGTCCAGGACCACGACAGCGGTACCGGCGTCGACCACAAGACGAGCGCCGCCCATGTCGAGCCGCGTCACCCTCCACGAACACCCGTCTCGGCCGACAGGGATGGACAGGTCTGGTACTGGCATGGCATTCTCTCTTTCGGTTGTGCCCTCGGTCCCTGTCCGCTTGGTGGTGGTGGGGCCGAGGGCATTGCTTTTTGTGACTGGCGAGCAGCCGGGGTGCCTTGTGGAGCGTGGGGAACCCCTAGCCATAAGAGACCCGTGCTTCTCCCCGGCTGCCCTGCACCAGCCACCACCCAAGGGAGGGGGTAGGGCGATGACTGGTGCAGACCCTCCGGGGGCCGGAGGCGGGCTAGGTGGTGGCCTCGACGGTGAGCCACTGGCGGATCGCTTCGCCGCTGACCTGCACCTGACCGTTGGTCTCGTCCGCTAGCTCGGAAGCGAGCAGAGCGAAGGACCATTTGGGGGTGGCGTTGCGCCTGGCCGTCAGCCAGTCGTACACGTCCTCACAGAGAAGAGCGGTAGCGAGTGCTTGGGTCGGGGTCATTTCCTTCACGCCTCGCAATCTAGAACATGGTTGTGAGGATTGCAACCCTGTTGGCATCGGCGTACCGTGGTGGCCATGACCAACAACACCATCCATACACCAGCAGTCCACCGCACCCTGGCCGACTGGCAGGCGACCCGATGAGCGCCCCGCTCCACCCGGCTGCCGTCCGCGACTACGAGCGGCTCCGCTCGAACGCTGCCGGCGCCGACGATGCCACGGTCCTCTCGATCGTCGCCCGCTGGGAGTCCCGCTCGGGCGGGCTCGGTGCCGCCCAGCGCCGGGCGCTCGAGGTCTACTCGGCCGAGGCTGCCCGCCGGGGTCTCCGGTGAGCGGCGAGTGGCGGCTGACCGATGCCCCCCGGGGCGCGGCAGCCGCGGCGATGCGTTCAGCGGTCGAGGGCCGCCACTACGACCCTTGAGCTAGACGCTTGCATATTGCGATATACGCAAGTATGTTGCGGTGCATGGCCACCACCAGCACGCTCGACGCCCTCAACGACACGATCCCGGCGTCAGCGGACCCGGCACGGTTCCGCATCAAGTACCGCCAACAACGCTGGTACGTCGACCCGCTCGACACCTGCGACGTGGCACCCGCCACCAAAGAACGCTGGCCCGCACTTTCCACGCTCAAGCGAGCGTGGAACTCGACGTTCCGCAAAACCTGGGCCGCCAACGGCACCACCTATGACCTCGACCCCCTACGGGTCGCCCTCTACGCCGACGACAACTGGGACGCCCTCACCCCACTCTCACGGGCCGAACGTGTCCCCCGACTCACCCTCGCAGCCAAGGCAGACCTCACAGCAGCAGCCGACAGGGGGACCGCCGTCCACAACGCCCTCGACCTGCTACTCGGCGGAGACGAACGCGGGGCCGCCGAGACGTGCCACCCCGACTACTGGGCGACCATCCGGCGGATGGTCGCCGACCTCGAGATCGACCTAGTACACGCCGAACGTGTCGCCATCAGCCGCACCCACGGGTGGGGCGGCACCTTCGACGGCATCGCCACCATCGACGGCAGCGACTGGCTCATCGACTGGAAAACCCGCGGGGCCGACTCCAGGCACGGAGCCTACGAAGCAGAAGCCGCCCAACTCGGCGGATACGGCCTCTCCGACTACATCGTCATCGAAGGCAACGACGGCAACGCTCAACGGGTCCCGCTCCCACAACTCGCAGGGGGACTCGTCATCTCGATCAAACCCGACTCATGGGAAATCTACCCCGTAGACCTCACAGCAGCGGGCGCAGCGTGCCAGGAGCTCCACGCCGCGTGGGAGACGATCGCCACCGGCAAACGCCACGGCCGACGCGCCATCGGCGAACCGTGGGGGAAAACAGAACCCACCCCCGGCCACATCGACCCGCCAGCACAACCCGTGCCCGGCGACCGATCCGAATGGATCACCCAACGGATCGACACCCTCGTACTCTCCACCGCCGCCAAAGCGATGCTTGCCGACACCTGGCCCAAAGGTCTCCCCAAGCGGGGACCGTGGGGCGACGACCAGGTAGACACCATCGCCACCCTGCTCGAACCGATCGAGGCAGCGGTAGAGGCGCCGTTCCCGCACCGGGACCCGAACGGGGTGGCAAGGGAGAAGGCCCGCCACAACGACGAGATAGCGGCGCTCCTGGCCAGCGCGCCCCGGCCCCTCGACCGGCCCACCCCCGACGACGGGCCAACCGTCGACCCCGGAGACGTAGACGCGCTGAAACGCAAGGCGTCACAACTCGACCCGATCCGTGCCCGGCTCTGCCAACAGTGGCGGTCCGAAGGCAAACACCACGGCGATCCTTGGGGGGGCACCGTCGACGGCGGATGGTCCCTGCGGTGCTGGGCAGGGAACCGGGCCGCTATCGCCTGCGCTGCGCACCTCTACGACGACGACACCGGCCAAACCTACGTCCGCTCCGCGCTCGCCCTCGTCATCGGTGAAGAGCTGCAGCGGGCGTGGCCGACAGGGGCCGTCATGGGGACCCTCACCGCCGACGAAGCCGACCACCTGGCCGACATCGCCCTACGGGCAGCGACCGGCGAGAAAGAGATCTGGACCGCTCTAGCGAGCCACGCCAGCGCCGTCTAACCGACGGCAACCCAACAACACACCAACACAGAAACGAGAAACACAATGCTCGACCAACTCAACACTGAAGCCGCCGGGCTCGGCGGCAACTGGGTCAACCTGCGAACCAAAGCCCAAGGGGCCATCGAAGGCAAGGTCGTCTCCTTCGAGGTGCGGGACCGGACCTGGGAAGGGTCCGTCGTGTTCAAGAAGGGCACAACCACCCCCCGCAAGGAATGGGTGTTCGTCCTCGACTGCGGCGACGAGGAACCCGTGAACCTGTCGCTCAACGAGTCCGGCCAGCGGGCCGTCGCCGCCGCACTCCGAGACGCCGGGGTCAAGGCCAAAGAAGGCGACACGCTGAAGATCGCGGTCAAGACCGACCCGCCCACCGAGCGGGAACAGGCCGAGTACCAGGCCCGGTGGACCCCGTGCGCCAACACCCTCGACGTGCCCGCCGCTGAACCCGACGACGGCGACCCGTTCTAGCCCGAACCCTGCTGGTGGCCCAGGGTCACGCCGAGGTCGAGCTCGGGGCGGGGCGATGAACCCGACAGGGAAACCCCCATGACCACCGACCCGGCACCGTTCGGTTCCACCGTCGACCGCTACATCGCCGCGGGCTGGCTCGGACCGCTACCCCTGCCCGCCGGGGCCAAGAAGGCCCCGCCCAGCGGATACACCGGGGCCGACGGCGCATACGCCACCGTCACAGACATCGACACCTGGCGCACCCACAACGGCACCGGCAACATCGGGCTACGCATGGCCGACAACATCATCGGCATC